CGGTGTTATAGCTGTTGGAGGTTTAATGCTAGCGCGAATTCCTAAGGAAACGGTAGCAGAGCGTAAAAAATATTTTGCACAAGTAACGCAGGATAAGGACGACGCAATTGCAAACGATCCTTTAAAGGACCAACATCCTAGCATGCCGATCTCGAAAGAGAGAAGCACTCGCGTAAGTTTTGGTGGCAAAAAAATCTAGTAGATTTTTACACACAATTTACACAATTTTTACACACTCATGAGGGGTGTGTAATAACAATTTACTATGAGGAAAAATCATGGCTAATGTTGACGCGCCATTTGGTTTGAGACCCGCAGGGGAGTTAGGTAGTGAAATTCAAAACGCTGGAACTACAGCCTATAGAATTGCATCCGGTTACGGAACCGCAATTTATAAAGGTGATCTAGTTATATTGGTAACTGCAACTGGTACTTTAAATGTAGCAGGTGGCACAAGTTCCGATATTGTAGGCGTATTTAATGGATGCTTCTATAATGATCCTACTACTCAAAAACCAACTTGGTCAAATTACTACCCTGGTAGCATTACACCTACTGTGGGTAATATTGATGCGTTCGTCTATGATGATCCGAATAAGTTGTTTGAAGTACAAGCAGAAGGTTCGCTTACTTATGCGGCCGCTGTAGGTAAAAACATTGATACTCTTTATACGGCTGGAGCCACTATTAATGGCCAGTCTAAAGTGGAGCTTAAAGATGAAACACCTACCGCAGCTACTAAGCAATTACGGATTATTGGTCCTTCACGCGATCCAAATAATGAAGATTTAGCTTCGGCTAATTCTAATTGGATTGTTAGAATCAATGAGTCTGTATACTTACGAGCAACTGGCGTATAACCTAGGGAGATAATCAATGGTCATTTCAAGAATGCAGTTGGTAAAAGAACTCGAACCAGGTTTAAACGCTTTGTTTGGGTTAGAATACGACCGCTACGAAAATCAAGATAAGGAAATCTTTGATACAGAGAGTTCCGATCGTGCGTTCGAAGAAGAAGTAATGTTAGGTGGATTTGCTGATGCAAGTGTCAAGCCGGAAGGTCAAGGGGTTGTGTATGAAGATGCACAAGAAACTTACACTGCTAGGTACACCCACGAAACCATTGCTTTAGCTTTCTCATTAACTGAAGAAGCCGTAGAGGATAACCTTTACGACAAGATTAGCACTCGATATACAAAGGCATTGGCACGTTCAATGGCCAACACTAAACAAGTAAAAGCTGCAAACGTTCTTAACAGAGCGTTTAACAGTTCTTACCTTGGTGGTGATGCGAAGGAGCTTTGCGCGACTGACCATCCTACACTTAGTGGGGACCAAAAAAACGAATTGTCAACTGCTGCTGACATCAATGAAACTTCATTGGAACAAGCTATGATCGACATTGCTAGCATGAAAGACGAAAGAGGATTAAAGATTGCTTTAAGAGGCATGAAATTAATCATCCCAGTCAATCTTCAGTTTGTTGTTGAAAGATTACTTAAATCGCCAGGTCGAGTAGGCACTGCTGATAATGATATCAATGCGTTAAAAACAATGGGAATGGTTCCACAAGGATACGTGGTTAACAACTTCCTAACGGATACTGACGCTTGGTTCTTAAAAACAGATGCTCCTAATGGAATGAAACATTTCACTAGAGCGCCTATTAGAACTGCGATGGAAGGTGACTTCGATACTGGAAATGTTAGATATAAAGCAAGAGAAAGATACAGCTTCGGCTGGTCTGACTGGCGTGGAATATTTGGCTCACCAGGAGCATAAAACTAATTAAGGGAGGGCGAAATTATTTCGCCCTTCTTTCTAGGACTAACAACTGGATTGTGTCGACTGACCTAGCAGACACCTATAAAGACTACATGATCCGCAACCTTATAGGGGAAAACTATGGGTAAAACAAATTTTTCGGGACCTATTACGACAGGACCGATACAAAATACAACAGGAACTACTATAGGTAGCAATGTGAGAGATGCTTCGTTTTTAACGAATGTAGGCACTTTTCCAGTTACCTTTGCTAGTTTTGCTGTTACAACTGATGCTAACAGATTAGCGGTTACTGGCTCTAATGGAGCGAGTACAACTTCTGTTACATTAGTAGATGCTACTGCAAACGTTCCAGGCATTACGTCTGTGGGTGGATTTGAAATGGCATCTGCAATCACAATGACATCATCTGGTGATGATTCTGGAAGAACTGCAACCATTACTGGAACAGATGTTTTTGGTAACTCACAAACTGAAGACAAGACAATGGCTAATGCCGGTGTTGCAACTTCAGCTAAAAGCTTTAAGACTGTTACATCAATCGCGATTGATGGATCAGGAACAGCAGGTACGTTAGAAGTGGGTGTTTTATTAACAGCTCAAGTAACTGTACCATGTAGATCGTTATTCAACGTAACACCGTTGGGTCAAACATCTTCTTCAGACAGTAAGAACTTAGCTAACAATATTGTGATTCCACCATTTTCAAGAATTACAAATTTGTTCTTTCTAACATCTACAGCATTTGATACTGCTGGTCTTGATATGCAGATTGGAGCAAATGTTGCGCAAGCAGCGGGTGCTACTTTAAACAGTTTCGACCAGGATTATTTTGCTGGTGATACTACTAATGACACAGCAGGTGTTGGTAATTGGCATATTCCGGCTTACTTTGATCAGACTCAAGCTCAAGCAACTAATTGCTTGAACGTATCTGATGATGATGCAAGTGGATATGAAGTAGATAAAGCTGTTGCAATAACAGTTAACACTGATGATGCTCTGACCGCTGGTCAAGGATATTTATATCTAGAGTGGCTACAAAAAGTAAACAACACTAACTAATATAACCGTGAGTGGGGTGTAATGACCCCACTCTTTTACAAGGGGAATTAAATGGCACAATACGTAAAAAAATTATTTGATGGAGATAGAAAAGCAGTCTTCTCATTCACAGCGAAAATAGCTTCCACTACTGCAGAAACATATAATGTTGATGCATCAGGTCTTAATGCAAGAAATGATGGTACGGCATGCACATATGTGGATATTAATAAAATGTGGTGGAGTGTTAATAATACTGCAGTAACCAAACCACTTCTTTTAGAGTGGGTGAATAGTGGAACAAATCCAATTGCATGGTCGTGTAATTATGCAGAGGATCAGGACTTTAGTTCTATTGGAGGATTATTAAATACTCAAGCATCTAATTATACAGGGGATGTTTTAATTAATTTTTCTTCTGTCACTGATGATGATACTGCAAGTATAACTGTTGAGTTTCTAAAACGATATTCATCAATTAGTTAAGGAGGTTAAATGGCTTATTCAGGCACTAGAACATTTAATCTTAATGTAGATGAAATTATAGAGGAAGCATTTGAAAGATGTGGACTTGAGGCACGCATGGGCTATGATCTTAGGACAGCGCGTCGATCTTTAAATCTTATATTTTCAGAATGGGCCAATAGAGGTCTTAATCTTTGGACCATAGATTATTGGTATGAAACCCTAGTTGCAGGGACAAATAATTTTGCGCTTGATCAAAAAGTTGTGGACATAGTTGACGCTACAATTACTACAACTGCCTATGATGCTACTGATAGTACACCTGTAGCTCGAGATTTAGCAAGTAATAGCGCCACTACTGATGTTAATGTTACTAAGATTTCTAGAACAGAGTATATGAATTTAACTAGAAAGACTCAAAAAGCTAGTGGAGGAGATGCGAGACCTACTCAGTTTACTATGATTTCAGGGGCAAGCACTTATAGTGATATCACAGATGATACAACGGCTACAAGTGGAAGACCTGAACAAGACACAAGAGTATGGCTCTATCCTACTCCGGATAAGGCTTATGTCTTTAAATACTTTTATATTAATAGAATTGAAGATGCAGGAAGCACTAGCGCTGGATATCAGAATAGTGTTGACGTGCCTTATATGTTTCTTCCTTGCTTGACGGCTGCATTAGCATATTATATAAGTGTTAAAAGAGCTCCTATGATGAGTCCTATGTTAAAAAGTATTTATGATGAAGAATTTGAACGTGCTGCCGATACTAATAGAGAAAGAGTCTCGTTTAGAGTTAAACCAGCACAAGCATATATCCCATAGGAGATAATATGCCAAAATGTGAATGTGGTCCTGATTGCAATTGTGGAGACAATTGCCAATGTACAGACTGCGAATGTAAAAAGGAGGAAAAATGAGTAATTCAAACTGGAATAAATCTACAGCTAATAGCCGTGAAGCTTCTGGAAAGAAAGGCGGCGTATGGGGTGACAGAGGACAAATAGACGCACCTAAAGCTGTTAAGGCCGGAGCTATTACTACAAAAGGCATTGCACCTACTAGTGAAGGAAAAGCTTCTGGTGGAACACCTTTTAAAATTAGTAAAGGAAAAGTTACTGGGTCTACACAAGGTGTAGGACTTGCCAGAAAACAAACTTATACTTGGACCTAATATATGGCTTACGCTAGCGGTAAACGTTCTAAATTTATTTCCGATCGTAGCGGATTACAATTTCCTTATACGGAAATGGTTACGGAATGGACAGGAGCTAAAGTGCATACAAGTGAATATGAACCAAAAGCACCTCAGCTAATGCCACATGAGCATTCACCTGATCCCCAAGCATTAGAATGGGCAAGACCCGCAAGAATAGAACCACCTACTTTAATTTTATTACCTGATAATCCATTTGAAACTTATTCTTCTGGGTCACAAGTTATAAATGTTCTTTCTCCTAATCATGGAAGATCAACCGGGGATTCTATAAGATTTAGAGGAACTCCTTTTGTATCTTCAGAAACAGATAAATTTGCTGATTGTGGAGCAGTGGATGGCATTACAGGAGCAGTTCTTTGTGCTGATGCTGGCTATACAATTACAAAAGGAAAATATGTAACAGGATCTAGTGATGATTCTGATGATTGGTATTATTTTTCAACTGGATCTTCCACAGCTACAACTGGTGGAATTAAAGGAGGAGGTTATCCTGTCTCAGCAGGACCTGTTACTCAACTCTCATAATGACAACATACGCGCAATTAACACAACAGATATTAGATTATACAGAAGTTAGCACAGATGTTTTAACTTCAACCATTACCGACGATTTTATTCAACATACTGAAAATGAACTTGTAAAAGAATTGGATATTCCAGCTTTTCATGCTTATCAATATACAACTTTTACTGCCTCTAACCCTTTCTTAATTGTTCCCGGAGGATCAGCTCCTACACCATCTACATTTTCTGTCATAAGAAGTGTTAATATTGTAGCTGATACAGCTTCTGCTACAACTACAGGGGATAGAACATTTTTAGAGGAAAAGGACAGATCTTTTATGAATGAGTACTGGCCAAATAGAAACTTGACAGGTACTCCTAAATATTATACACAATGG